GACTGACGCGTCTGATGGACACGCTACTGAGTCGGCAATCGCGGTCAGCGAAGCACTGGCACTCAACCCAGAGCGATATGGCCATGTGCGTATGTTCGTGCCAGGTAAAGATGAAGACCATCTCGTCCTCGAGGTAAACGGTACAAACTTCGTCCTCATTCACGGACATCAGTGGGCTCGAGGTAAAGCGATGGAATGGTGGGAAAAGCAAACCTTTAACAACCATCCCGCCGGTGCAGGACACATACTCATCCACGGCCACGAGCACGAATTCCAAATCAGCTCACGCCGCGATCGACTCATCATCACCACACCAGCCCTAGAATCAGAATCGACCTGGTTCAAACAAAAGTATGGGGCCGTCGGTCGACGAGGTGTGCTCACCTTCGTCACCAAACCAGAAGGACAATTTGGAAGGATGGCAATCGTCTAATGGGTAAGCGCGACGATCTACGGACCGCAGCATGGCGGGCTCTATCCGATTGGGTACTCGAGCGGGATATGTATATCTGTCAAGCTGGATGTGGTAACGCGGCGGATACCGTCGACCACATCATCCCCAAAGCAATCACCGGCACACCAGACAATAGCCCGAGTAATCTCCAGGCCTTGTGCCGGTCATGCAACTCGAAGAAGGGAGCGAAGATGCAACCGCCACGCCGCGCCTTCGTCAAAGGTGGGTGGGGTCTCACCATGTAACAGCTGAGAAAAAAATAGACGGCAAGATAGTTATCCACAGCCGATTGTTTTTTTCTTATAGTTGTCCACAATCCGCCCCCTAACTGGCATTTTTACCCCCGAACCTTGAAACATTTTGAAACAATTAGCCGACCGGCGCAAACAAAGGAGATCATATGGAAACCGAAGGCATACGCCGACCAGCAACTTTTGCTGAGACGGTCGAATCGTACCTATCGACGGCGGATTACCTCGACGAATCGCACGGTCCGTCGGTAAAGCTGCTTCAGGCACTCGCTATCGAATTAGATCGTGAGGTTACGGCCGCACTTAGCGCACAATTCGGACTGGTTCATCGTGGTCTGCTCAAGGAGCGGCCTTCTGTTGCCGGAGCTGTCAATCCTTATGAGGAATTGCTCCGCCGATAATGTTTAGCCCGACCCGATTCACTCCGCCGCTCCGTGAGGACTTCGAGGCCGACATAGATCGTTATCTTCCGTTGCTCGAGGATGCCTGGCGCGGGTCGATGGGCTACTGGCTCGACGAATGGCAGATAGAGCTAGTCCGGCGAATGACTGAGCTCCAAGAAGATGGGACGCTGAGGTTTCGTGCTGTTCTTTGCAGTGTCGCGCGTCAATCCGGCAAAACAGAATTAACCTCGCTGCTCGGGCTCTGGTCTTTGCTCCGGAAGCCGAATCAGATTAATGTCGGCATCGCATCCCAGGTCGACCAGGCTCGAATTCTTTACGAACGCATCCAGGCAATCATCAACAACACGCCAGGCCTGAAGAAGCTTATGACTAAGCTCACCGATACTCGAGGCATCCGCACTACTCACGGCTCAAGGTATGAGATTAAGGCGGCTCGGGCATCGACGCTCCAGGGCATCCCTATCAGTGTGGCAATCGTGGATGAGGTTCACCTGGTCGACGATTCATCCTGGACAGCTTTAGTCTCGGGACAAGGATCGAGAGCGGACTCTATTTTGATCGGCATCACAACAGCCGGAGACCAGAATTCTGCGCTGCTAAAGCGACTCTATGAGAACGCGGAGAAGGCTATCGCGGGAGAGTCCTCGAGGTTCGGCGCGTGGATATGGGAAGCAGAAGAATCCCTAGTCCCGAGCGAAGACGAGGAGCTCCTTCGCTTATTAAAGCAAGCGAATCCTTCCCTGGCGTCTGGCCGTATCGATTCCCAGATTATGCTCGACGATGTTCGCTCTCTGCCGGACGAAGACATCATCCGTTATCGACTTAACCGATTCGTCTACTCGAACGATAAGACCTTTATTCCGATGTCGCTCTGGTGGTCGTGCGAGCGGCCGAGAGAAGAATCCTTCCCCGCCGGTAATCCATTCTTCTCAATCGACCTCACGCGAGACGGAGACTGGGCAACCATCGCAGCTGCGATACTCGTCGACGATATTGTCCACACTGAGATCGTGGCCGTCTTTGCCAGGCCGACAATATCTAAGCTCATCGACATCTGCCAGCAACTAATCAAACACTCTCCCGCCGGATTCGTCATGGACGGTCTTTATCTCAAAGACCTGGCAAAGGAGCTCGAGAGCCGAGGATTCCGCGTCCATGTTTATCATCTCGGCGATGTGATGCGTGCGTCCTCGATGCTCTATAACCGTCTGAAGCATAAGACACTTCAGCACGCCGGAGACCCGCTTATGACTTATCAGATTCCGCGTGCCGTCCGTAAGAATGTCGGCGAGAATTTTCGCATCTCGCGCGTCGATTCCAGCGTCGAGATCGACGGTGTAATGGCTACCGCGATCGCTGTCCATGCGGCGTCTGAACATACTCCAAAATCGTCGGGTCTTCAGCTTTTCATCGGCGCGTAATAACCTGGAGCACGGCCGCTCTGATAATCTGGTCGGTCTATGGATAACGAAAATATCAACGGCTATGCCGTGCCTCAAGACCCGATGGACCTGCTTCAGTGTGATTCTTGTCAGTGATTCGTGCTAGTATTTTGGCACGGCCGCGAGATTGGGACTTGACTTAGGACTTGGCCGCCTGGGTCTCCCTGCGCAATACCCCTAGAGTCCGAGAGTCCTTTAGGGGTATTTTCTTTGGGGATGAAGGGTATCTCGACGCCGTAAGACCCGCAAGGGAACGGCGGCGGACTCCGGTTCGACTCCGGACATCTCCACGACACGCCAAACACTATATGTAGTGGTCTTGACTTACTCATACCACAAGATGTAGTGTTTAGGTAATGGGATTCCTCGAATTTCTCAATCGACCGGCTCAAGGTCTGCTAGATTCAGGCCGGGACTCTGTCGCGTCCTTAAACGCACGCTGGTCGGGAAGCACCATCCCTAATCCACGATCTGCATCGTCCGGCATCACGACCAACGAGGCCCTGTCTCTCGCGGCCGTCTTCCGCGCTGTATCCATCCTGTCGACCGCAATCAAACAACTGTCCATCCATGTTTACCGCGATGGCGTCGAGCTCCCTTCGAGCCCGCTCTGGATTCGTCAGCCCGACCCGAAGCAGACCCGCGCTGCCTTCCTCGAGCAGACCGTTAACTCTTTGGCTCTGTCCGGTAACGCCTTCTGGCGGGTATACCGTAACGACACGCGCAACGAGGTCGTGAAGCTCGAGTGCCTTAACCCTTTTGATGTCCTCATTCAGAGCGACGATCTTGGCAACCTTCAGAGCTATGTTTATCGGGGTACGCAGAAACTATCAATCGCAGACATCCAACCGCTTAGTCTTCTCCGCGTCCCTGGTAATCTCTACGGCCTGGGACCAATCCAGTCCGCGCAAAAAGAACTTCTCGCCATCACCTCGACGCGAGACTATGTCAGCGAATGGTTCGCAGCTGGTGGAACACCCGCCGGAATCCTGAAGACGGACCAAATGCTTAACGGTGAGGACGCGCAGAACGCGGCGAACGCCTGGAACGCTCTCGGCTCGGGTAAGACGGCCGTACTCGGTAACGGCCTGTCCTTCCAATCGACCTACCTGTCCCCGAAGGACGCGCAATTCTTAGAGACGCAATCCTTCGGTGTCGAACAGACCGCTCGACTCTTCGGAATCCCTGTCAACCTCATGGCTAGTGCGCTCCAGGGCGGCTCAAATACTTACTCGAACATCGAGCAGGAGCTCATCTCCTTTACCCGCTTTACTCTCGCCGCCTACTATGTCGAAATCGAAGAAGCGATGACCGCTCTTCTCCCTGGCCGTCTTACCAATGTAGCGAAGATGAACATCGACGCACTTCTCCGCTCTGACACGCTCACGCGCTATCAGGCACACCAGATCGCACTCGACCCGACTTCCGGATGGCTGTCGAAGGACGAGGTGAGAAACATCGAAGGCCTCGCGCCGAACGGAGCAATCTAATGGAAACGATGGAAACACGCGAACAGCTCGTCGAGCTCCGCTATGACACCACGACCCGCCAACTGTCCGGCATCGCCGTCCCCTACGGAGAGGTCTCACCTTCGTATAACGAACGGTTCGCTCCTGGCTCGGTCACGCTCGACCCTAATGCCCTCATGTTGTGGCAGCACGACCGTCACGAGCCCATCGGAAAAATCACCGGCGGCGCAGACCGTGACGGCGGATTCCACTTCGAGTCTTTTCTCTCCGACACTGTTCGAGGACGCGACGCCGCGACTCTCGCAGCTGACGGAGTCCTGTCGTTGTCTGTCGGATTCATCATGCGCGATTCTGCCGTAGTCGATGGAGTCACAGAGGTTCGAGACGCTCTCGTCAAAGAGATCAGCCTCGTAAGTTTCGCGGCCTATTCAGGCGCGATTGTCACGGATGTCCGTGACGAACAAACCGAACCGGAAACTCCGGACTCGGCAAACTCTAAGGAGCAAACAGTGGACGAAACCACGATCCCCGCTTCCGATCTCGCCGAGGTCCGTGAAGCAATCCAGCACCTCGAGCGCGAGGTCGCTGGCATCAACACCAGCCCCGAGCCCGCTATGGACACTCGTTCAGCTGGCGAATTCCTCAAGGCAATCGCAGAAGGCGATGACTCGGCTATCCGCGCCTACACCGGTGCAACGACGGCCAACTCGGTCGTTACCCCTGTCGATGTCAACCTCATCCGCCTTGTCGAAGGTGCAAACCCGCTCGGAGCCGTCTTCGGTCGTGGAGTCACTCCCGCAACCGGCATGACGATCACCTTCGCTCGCGTCACCGGTCAGACGGATGGCACGGATGTCCAGGACGCCGAAGGCGATAACTTGGGCTACTACGAGCTCGATGTCGACACCGACTCGGAAGCCATCGTCACTCTGGGCAACTACGCCGAATTGAGCCTTCAGGCCGTGACCAGGTCGACTGTGCCGTATTTGGACTCGGTACTCCGTGGCCAGGCAATCGCACTCGGAAACGCTCTCGCAGCGCAGCTCCGCAACAAATACACCGCAACCGTTTCGGCTCAGGCTGGCGCAGGTAACATCGTTACTCGCTCGGCTGAAACCTACGACGGATGGGCCGGCGCACTTGCTGACGCAGCTGCGACCTACTTCCAGCCCGCTGGTGCAGCCATCGACGCTCTCGTCGTCGGTAAAGCAACCTTCAAGAAGCTCCTGGCTCTTGATGGAACGCCTGTCATCTCCTTCTCGCAGGAGAACGCTGGAGCCTTCGGTTCGGCCAACCCTGGCGGACTCCGTGGCACGATCGCCGGTATCCCCATCATCGTCGACGCGCAGCTCGCCGCCAACGGTTCGGAAGATGCCTTCGTCTCGTCGCTGGCTCTCCGCCAATACACCTCGGGAGCTCTTCGTCTCTCGCAGGAGAACGCGGTCAACCTGTCGGAAGCCTTCAGCCTCAGCACCTTCTGCTGCGTCGCTGACGAATTCCCCGCGCTCATCATCCCAACTGTCGCTGACTAAGTAAGACCAGCGAAGGGATAAGCGAATGGCCGCGTGGGACAACCTCACGACATATGTCGGAGCCGTAATCGGTGGAGTCGATGAAGAATTCATCGAGAATCACTGCTGGAATCCGGCCGTCGAATTAGTCGACCGATTCATCGGCACTAATGAGGATGTCCCCGCGACCATTCGCACCCGAGCAATCATGGAATGTGGCGCGGAATTGTATAACCGTCGCTCCGCTCCAGGCGGAATTGCACAATTCGCATCCTTCGACGCTGCACCAATGAGGATCGCGAGGGACAGCATGGTAAGAAGCTACGATTTGCTCGCACCATTCGTCCTGGGCTCAGCAGGAAACATCGGTTTCGGTAAGTGATTAGCGAAGCTCGAGCATCTCTGTCCGGTCTCCTCGAGGATGCCGGATTCCGAGTGTTCGAGTATGTTCCCCCGAACATTACCCCGCCTTGTGCTGTCATCTTCCCGCTCGGCGAGTGGATTCAGCCAGGAGAAACCTTCGGAGAATGGCGAATCGGATTCAGCGTCCGCATCTTTGCACAAGCACTGACTAATCAGAATGTGACCGAGACGATGGACGCCTATGTCGAGGATGTCATCGAAGCTGTCAGCGAGGCCGCCGGATTCTATATGACCGGCATCAGCGCACCCGAACAATACGGCGAAAACGCATCGACCTTCTTAGGTGTGGACGCCAACATTTACCAGATCACCAGACAATAAGAGAGGGCATCATGCCAACTTCAACACGAATCAAAGCGAATGCGCTAAAGATGACCATCGATGGGACTGACTACTGGGCAGACCTGTCATCGGTCGAACTCCAATCCGAGCCCGCAGCATCAGACAGCGAAACTTTCTATGATGTCTCGCTCGGCGGCCGTCCGGACTGGTTCTTCACCGTTTCCGGAGTCCAGTCAACCGAGTCGACATCCTTCTGGATGGCGATGTGGAACAACGCCGGCGAAGAGGTCGAGTATGTCTATGCTCCGCACGGAAACGCAACAGCCACGGTCGCAGAGCCGCACTTCCGATCCGAAGATGACACTTCACCGACTCCGGTAGTTGTTTCGACTGTTCGGATTCCTATGCGCGGGTCGTTCGTTCTGGGTGGCCAGGCTGCGGCCGATGGGACTTTTTCGTTCGAGGGCGTCCGTATGGACATCGTCGGCGAGCCATTCCTCGCAACCGAGTAAGTCATGGCAACCTGGTCGGTCTCCGAAGGCTCGGGCTCTGTAAACGCAGGGTTCGGGATTCGGACATCGGCAAAACTAAACGCCAAAGGCTACGCGCAGATTACGGGCGTCCGTGAGACTCGAAACTTCATGCTCCGCATGGCGAAGGACTACCGGACATACAATTCCTGGATGAAGCGTGGAGCGCAGATCGTCGCCGCTGAGGGTCGACGCCGAGCACCTATCAAGAGCGGACAATTAGCCCGCAAAATTGATGGTAAAGCGTCGGCCCGCGTACTCAATAAGTACGGACAGAAAAGCACGATGATAGGTGGCGTCGTTGTGGCTAACACGCCTTACGGTAAATCAGTTTCGTTCGGTCGGTACTATCCGTTCGGTCGGTATACGATTCGCCGCAGCAAGACTGGACCGGCCTTCGAGGGTATCCGATTCGAGAGCATTAGATCGGACAACAAAAACACATATCTAAAGAAGGCTCGAGAAGCATCTAAGCCCCATGTTGTAGCCTTATGGAACTCGCT